GGTTATTAAATAAAGTCAAGGAGTTAGTAGGTAAATATTTAGATTTTCAAGTAGTGGGGAGAGTACTCTTGTCCAACGAGACTAATACCACATCTAGGTTAATCAATAATGATTTACAAACTACCGAGCAACCATTTACACAAGCAATGGGAAGTGGAAACCTTAAAGGAGAAGATTTAAACACCATATTTCAGTCTACGTCAAGTGGTGCCCAAAATACTACGAATTACCTTGGTATTTTAATCGATAAAATACGAGAAATAGGAAGTAGTGGAAAGATTTCTGCAGAGAGTATAAGGAATGCTGTGCTTGGGATGGCTATTGATGGACTATTAGCGAAATTAAGTGAAATTGCAAAAAGCGATCCATTTAAGGAGCTCATGCAAAATGTAACCATTGCTATGGAGAAATTATCTTCAGTTGTCTCCAGTACATTGAATTTTTTTATACCCGATGGGAGTTTAAAGGATAGTTGGTCGTTTATAGTTCCTATAATAAGTACTGTTGCAGCAGCAATGTTGGTATATGAATCTGCTTTACTACTAGTAAAAGCAGCCGAAATGGCCAGTGCGCTTTGGACTGGTCTAAGAACGCTTGCAATTGGGCTATTAACTGCAACTACATGGACGAATGTATCTGCAACATTAGCTGCAACAGCCGCAGCATGGGGCTTAAATGCGGCGATAGCAGCCAATCCAATATTTATTTTAGTAATAGCCATCGTCATTCTTATTGGTCTTTTCTATTTAGCGGTAGCCGCTTTCAATTATTTTGCTGGGACCTCGGTTAGTGCTACAGGAATAATAGCTGGGGCATTCATGTTTTTATATGCTTTTATTTATAATATAATCGCCTTTTTTTGGAATATTTTTGCTTCGTTTAATGAATTTCTTGTTAATAGTACGAAAAATTCAACTTACTCTGTAAAACGATTATTTTATAATCTAGCAACTTTGGTTTTAGACCTTGCTATTTCCATGTCACAAGGTTGGGATCAGTTTGCTACAAATTTCGTTAATGCCATCATAGATGCAGTCAATTGGGCCATACAAGCTTGGAATTGGTTTATAAGTTTATTACCAGATAGTGTTGTATCTTACGTTGGTTTAAAAATGGGTACTGAGTTTAGCCATCGTGAGTCCATAACAAGTGATCTAAAAAGTCTTAAAGGAGTTTTAGACAACTGGATTGGTGAAGCTCCTGATAATTATTGGGAAGCTCCTAAAATGGAATTTAAAAATTTAAGTAAGGCTTGGGATACAGGCTACAATTGGGGAGAAAATTTATTTAAATCTGGAGAAGAAAAAAAAGACAATAATCAAGAAGATAAGATAAAAAATGACATTGATAAAGCATTAGCGTTAGGTGACAAACTTGATAAAGGTAATGAGTTAGGTAAGAAAACAGCAGACAATACCGAGAAGGCAACTGAAGGTATTAAAATAATGAATGAGGATTTAAAGTATCTTCGTGATATAGCTGAACGTGAAGCAATCAATCGTTATACAACGGCAGAAATCAAAGTAGATATGAAAAATGAAAACCGTATTAGCAGTGAATTAGATATTGATGGTATTATTGATAGATTTGGTCAACGTGTTGAAGAAGTTTCAGGAATGTTAGCAGAAGGAGGTTCAATTGAAGATGTATAATTTTTTTCTAGACAGTATACAGTTTCCTATTGCACCTTCTGAACTATCTCTGAAGATTAATGGAAGAAACGAAACTACTGTGTTAATGAATGAAGGAGAAGTAAATGTCATAAAAAAAACTGGGCTAACGAATATAGATTTTGAGGTATTACTGCCTAACGTCAAATATCCGTTTTCTGTTTATCCGAGTAGTTTTCAACCAGCGGCATTTTATCTGGATAAACTAAAGAAATTAAAAAACTCCGACAAACCCTTTAAGTTTGTAGTTAATCGTATGATGCCAAATGGCAATCTACTTTTTGACACCGATATGATCGTGACACTTGAAGATTATGAAATACTAGAATCTGCTGAAAACGGCTTTGATGTCAATGTACGAATCCAGTTAAAGCAGTATCGAGATTATGGTAATAAAAAAATCAATTTGAAAGCTGCTACAAAGACCAATAGTAGTACAAAGACGGCAACTAAAGCTGTAGTAGAGCAGAAAAGGCCAACAACAGGCAAAGAAACACCAAAAACACATACTGTAAAATCAGGCGAAACATTGTGGGCCATTGCTAAGAAGTATTTAGGTGATGGCTCTAAATACACTGAATTAGCAAAAATCAATAATATCAGCAATCCTAACGTTATTAGAGCAGGGCAGGTGATAAAACTTGGCTAAATCACAATTGTATATATCGAGTAAAGGGCAACTGTATGAATGTGCTGTAGAGGAAGGAATTGTATGGGAAACACACCGGAAAGGTACACCGGGTAAATTAACGTTCAATGTGATTAAAGATGATGTACTTAGTTTTCATGAGGGTGATACAGTTCGTTTCGAATATGACGGTCACAAGATATTTTACGGATTTGTTTTTACCAAGAAGCGTACGAATAACAGGGTTATCACTGTTACTTGCTACGATCAACTGCGCTACTTTAAAAATAAAAACACGTATGAGTATTCCAAAAAGACAGCTGCCGAAGTACTTCAAATGATCGCAAAAGACTTTAGGTTAAAGACCGGCACGGTAGATAATACAAAGCATGTTATCCCTTATATGGTCGAGGATAACCAAGAGCTTTTTACTATCATGGCAAATGCATTAGCTGAAACAACGCTCAATACTAAAAGGTTATATGTACTATATGATGACTTCGGAGCTTTGAATTTACGTGAAGCTAGGACACTTAAAACAGATTTGTTGATAGATCAAGAATCAGGTGAGTCATTTGAATACACGACATCCATAGACGAAAATACGTACAACAAAATTAAATTAGTGCGTGAGAATAAAAAGACAGGTAGGCGTGATGTCTATATCGTTA